ATAATCACCTGCTTCTAATGCCAATATCATTTTTGTGAAGTTTAAGAAGCCTTGAACGCCAACATTGAAACACATATCGACTAAAGCAATTTGACGGTTTTCATCTAATTGTGAAAAGAATTTGAGAAAATGATTAAGTTTCCCAGTGAAATAGATAATATCATCATCGAGAAGATAAAACGCCTCCGAGGTTGAGATCCCTCGGTCATTAAGATTACGCCCAATCCCAATGGTAAGATGCCCAGTAGTATCAACGTAAGGAAATTGCTTATAATTTTCATGGTTAACCAATAACTGCTTGAGTTTCTGCTTTGCTTCGGGTGTCATCATGACCTGCGTTATTCAATCCTAGTGAAAAAACTGTATCACAAGGTCTATTGCATTTGCCACATAGATAAAAGCTTGTGCCTTCATTAGCTGAAAATACATATACTTCATGTTTACAACAACGACTCACGATCATCCTTGACTCCAAAATAAAAAAGACCCCTGTAAGTCACAGGGGAGGAAAAATATACTAAAAAAAGGAGGTGTATCGGAAATGAAGTCACGCAGCTGGTTTAGTTAGCGAGAGATAATGAATGATAATTTCTTTCGCTTCCTGACAACCATTTGCTACCTCTGCATAATAACCCTTTTCTCTTAAAAATGTAAGCCAATAAATTTGTGAATCAGATATCCTGCCACCCTTAATCCGTTTAAGCTCAATATACAGCCCATGGTACGATCCTGATGGAATGGGTATACATAGATCCGGGATTCCAGGCTGAACGCCACAGCGCTTAAATTTGACAGCCTCAATGAGGTTTCTGCTTCCACCATTCGGAATGGCGTAAAATCTAATCCCCTCTTTTGTCAGCCAAGCACACAATTTCGCTTGTTCTTGATCCTCGGTCGGGATCAATTGCAGATTCCGTGGCATTTTTACAATCCTTGTAAAGCTTACCCAGCTCATCCAGATACCGGGTCTTAAATCTCTTACTCTTACGAGTCCATTCGTTGCCAAACACTTTATTCATGACCATCCTTTGGTTTCACATAGAATATTTTAATTTTGACTCAAGTACATTTTTAAAACAATCAATCGCTTTATCTAAGTCGCCTTTATTATCTTTGATCACCTCTTCGATATATTCCGACAACCATGAAAGATCGTCACCGCCAAAGATTTCGGAAACCGATTTGATTAATAAAACCAATTGATCTTTTTTCTCATTCCATGAAGCAGACATAAATATTCCTTAAATTTAGAGAGTGATTCATCAGTGATTCACCCTCGCGCGCGTGTGTAAAAAAATATATGAATCATATATATATATTATATATATATATCAATTACTTATAGGTGATTCACCCCATGAATCAAATATGAATCATTGAATCACTTTGATTCACTAGTGATTCACCCCTATGAATCACCTTCCAAGTCAATAACCATGGGGCTTTTCACGGCTAAAAATGCCTAGTGATTCATATTTTCGTTATGCCAGGGAAAAATCATATGAATCACTTGATTCAGTACTTGGCTAAGCCCAATATTCGAGCCTTTTTGGTCAATCTATTTACAGTGGTTTGAGAGATGAGAAGCTCTTTAGCAATTTCACGCTGGCTCATTCCAGCACTTAAATTGGCGACAATTTTATCCATGGTGGATAATTCAATGGATCGATAGGACCAACGACCATGCATAAGCTGAGCTTCATAGGGTGCAGCATCTTCTCCGCTAAAGAGACGAGCTTTGTGATAAACAATTTTTAATTTCTTACATTCAATTTGATGGACATCCTCATCTTGAACGCCATCATCAACAATGGCTTGGAGGGAAATAGCAGAATCAGCGCAATCTAACATTTTCGACGTACCACGATATCCTGTTTTTTCTTTTCCTGAATGGTGAACAATTAATACGGTTTTACCGATGGATCGCAAATATAATACCCAATCTTGAACAATCTTCCATTCATTGCTTTTATTTTCATCAATCGATGTCAACATGGATAAATTATCAAAAATGATGACTTCTATCCCATATAACTCAATTAATTTTTTGTAAATTTCCTGACCTTCGGCTGTATCTATTTGGGGTATTCGATGAGGTAGAATTTTATCAGGGGTAAGTAGAAGAAAATTTTCGGGAAAATAAGTCTTGTCAGAAAATGAAACGATTTGCATCAAGCGTGAATGAATCTGTTGATATGCCATTTCACCATCGACATAAAGCACCTTTCTTGGTTTAGGGCTCTTATATTTCAGAAATGACCCACCACTAGAGATGGCAAATGCTACATTTAAAGTGAATAAAGTCTTACCTACTCCAGTCCCTGCATAGATGAAAGCAATACCTTGCAAGGGTAACCATGGGAACATTGCATATTCTATTGGTTCCGGTTTTGACTCCATAAGTTGAGTGAGAGTTAAAGGGATAAATGATTTTTCTACCTCAAAAGGAAATTCAAATACACCACTTGTTGCTTCAGATAATTCATTTAATAACCCTGGATTTTTATTTTCTTCGATCATTTTTTAACTCCATTTAATAATTGATTTTCGACGGTTTCAATACCAGCTAAGCACATTAAATCATTAAAATCGGTGGCATTATCGGAATTAGGAATATAAGTAAAATCAGGATAAAACACTTGCGCCTTAATATGCTTAGCCGCTTCAATAGCAGAAATGAGACCTATATTTTTCCCTATCCTGGTCTCTGTCTTCCTATCATCATCAGCACAAATATGAATTTCTAAATTGGGATATTTCTTTCTGATCCATTTTGCAATGTTGATCAAATTACCCGCTGTGAAGCAAATAAGAACCGGTGAGCCTACCGCTTGATAGATACTTGCGCCCGTTGAATAACCCTCACACAATCGAATAGGTTCAATGATTGATTCACCCATAGGAAGATAGCCATTTTTAAAACTCGAACCCTCTTCAAAGAGTTTGAAGCCATCAGGTTGTATAGATTGGAGAGATTGTATCTTGCCCGCGAAATCATAAATTGGAATGATTAAATTGTTGCCATATTGACGTATGTAGATAGGTTTGATTTTCTTGCGAACTAAATAAGGATGGTTATCAGATGGAGCATGACTTTTGTCCCATATATTTTGACAGCGTAATAAAGCCACCTTCCTTTTTTCTTCTTTTTCCTTTTCAAATTTAGCTAGCTGAATCTTATATTGGCTTTGCTCTTGATAGGTTAATTTATGAAAATCCTTAAAAAACCATTTAACATGAATATCACGACGCCAGCACCCGAAAATAATACCTATTCTATTAGGTAGGAAAACATAGAAACAACAATTTTTCCGACAATGTGAATCGCTTTTAAATCGAACAATAGAATGGCTATTTAAATCAATATAACTTGGAAAAATATCATGCCTAAGCATGGCATCTTTCACAGATGACAATAAATCAAACATTGCTTCCTCTTAATGAGCTAAGCATTGCGAATCTTTCACAAAGCTTTATAATTGCTCATGCAACAAAATAATAAGGACATTTAAGGGGAAGGTTGACGCCTTCCCTTGTTTTATAACTTAAGTATATCAATTATCTCTGCTATTCGTCTCTGATATTCCTCGATGGTTAAATTTAGATCGGATATTCTTCCCTTCTCAATCTCATATTCTTCCCACACATTAATTTTGTTCATAAATCATCCTTGAATAAACTATATTCAAATGGTACCATAACCGCATTATCCATTAAAAACAATAGGTAACAAACATGAACGGGAAAAAAGAATTTAGCTTACGTATACCGGATGAATTACATGCATTTTTACGCAAGAAAGCTTTCGAAAGTGACATGTCATTGAATGCCATCATTATCGACAAATTAAATAAATTTAAAGAAAAGAGTGAAAATCGCTTGAAATAAGATGGGGCTATAGTATCATAGCTTTATCAACTTAACGAGGCAGAGAAAAATGATAACAGCATTCTTAATATTAGTACTACCTTGCGCAATAGTCGGATTGATCGGCAGAGTAGCATTTGAGAAATTTTGGAAAGTTACAGTTTAATATTAAAAATGAGGAAAACTAAATGACAACAATTAGATATAACCCACTAACCTTCAGCGAAAAATTAAAACAAAATGGAATGGGTGAATCACTAGCAAATGTAATTGCACAGCAACAACAGGATATGCAATCAATGAATGATGATAATCTTGTAACAAAAGTTTATTTATCAACCGAATTAAAACTATTAGAAAACAGATTAACAATAAAATTAGGTGTCATGATGGTTGCAATGGTTGGAGTGCTAACTTTTTTACTTAAGCACACCTAATATGTAAAAGTTTAACATTTAACGCTCGCCAAGGATGGCTATATGAGCAGCTTGTCATTAACGAATTTGCTTCATTCACTCATATTAGAATATGGGGTGAGAAAAGATGGAACATATTACATTAGTGCCAATGAGTTGAGTTTTGGTGATAAGAGATTAATTTTATCCCATATCACTTCAAGTGAAGATTATGAATACCTATGTGGTAA